AGAGCACCAGTGAACTTTGCCATTGACAAAGCCCTAAACTGGCCTACCAAACTGAACGGACTAAAATTTCTTTTAGTTGATAAATCTAGTTCAGCCAAACAAGTCTCAGATCAAATACTACGCACAATATTGGGCGTAAGTAGATTGCCAGAAGACTACAATTCCATTGATATAGAAACGATTATTCAAAAAAGAATAATTAAACGTGATATATTAAGAGAATTCGATGACTATGTAAAATTTCGCATAGATCATAAATCCGGAATTGAAAATGCACGAGGACCTCAATTTACTAATTGGGGTGTGCGACCAACTGCAAAAGCAAATGCCTTCGGACCTAACGGAATGAAGAAATTGTTTACAGCTGGGCTCGAAGCGGCCTCACTTATCGGTTCACCTTTAAATGAAAGCTTCGAGCGCCTTTGTATATTGACGGGTAATAAGGCTTATTATGATTACGTAATCAGACAAGCCGAACAATATACTACCAAGTATAATGAACAATGTTCATTAAATAACGGTATACCGAAAGGGGATAGGCCTATTGATGTTATCGCCAAACTTACTCCTCAGGGCAAAAGAAAGAAAGCCGAAGCGGATAGAAAACGTTCAAATTTTCTAATACGCGAGCTTTCTAAGAAAGTTGGAATAGAAAAAGCACGTGCTTTACTATCAACTAAAGACATTGCTAAAGTGACACAGACCGAAAGGAAAGTTAAACCTATCACAATGTATACTGATCCGAAAACAGCTAGTCTTAGGACTATAACTGCAGTAAAGGATACAGGTAATAAGAGCCGTACTATCGCCATTGTCGATACATGGACTCAACTCCTTCTAACACCTTTCGAAGATAATATTATTATCGTCTTAAGACGCATGTTTGGGAAGAGCACCTCATTCTTTCATCATCAGAAAGGATGGACAGTGTTTAAAAGTAAGATTAGACCTGGTATTAAATCTATCGATTTAAAATCATGGACAGACTATCTTAATGCAAGGTTGCAAAAATCCGTTGTCAAACACGTGTTTGGCGAAGATATTGCTAATTGCTGGTACGATCTTGTTGTTAATTGCGAGTGGGAGACCACTGCCGTTAAAGGTAAGATAAGGTACGGAACAGGACAAGGTATGGGTACGAAAGGATCTTTCGCCATTGCCTCGGTCACGGACCACTTCTTAAGCGAGTTTCTTCTAAGTAAATATTACCCAGAAGCCGTAAAGAAGAATCCGATCGAAGACCTATACAATCGTGTAGGTGACGATCTCTGGATTTGGGATCCAGAAGATTACATTAGTGAAGCTCTCGTAAGAGACTATCAGATGGTAATCAATCACTCAAAATCAAAGATTGCTACTCAGACCAACATTGTTGGCGAGTACGTATCTATGAACATGAACTATGGTGTCGACGTTAGTCGGATATCCATACGTAATATGTTAGATATAAAGGGTGACCTCTATGCTGTTATGCCATTAATACTTCATCTGCGTGAGCGGACTAGTATCGACATACACATGTTACTTACAGAACTTTATGAAGCGGGTATGTACCCGAACAAAGTCTGGAGTAACTTCTTTAAAGGGATCTGTTTGGAAACTATAGTTTCCACTACAAGTGACATTAAAGAGGAATTAAGGCAGGCTCTTATCAAGCTTAATGCCGAAAAGAATTTTTCAGAAAATGGTCCTGAGCCATATGGAGAGCTTCGCAGCCATCCAGACGCTGAGTACATCATGCTAATCCTTATGATACATGGTATCCGTAAAGACGCATCTGAAATTAAGAGCCAAATATTACGGCTCCATTCTATAACACCCGAGACGCTCCAACATTGGAAAGATGCGTGGGTGACTTCCAAACGGGATCAAACCATTTGGGACACCAAGTTAAAATTACATGAATTAATAACTTGGATGCAGTACGTTGATAGTACTGACTTCATGGAAACGCTAGATCCAGATACTATAGTATGGGGAATTCTAGGCTGCCATGAAATTGGCGAGGCATTCAAACAACTCTTTTACTTTCGTGAAAAGTTGGAAGAAGCACGGAGCCAACTTACGTTTCAAAACATCAATAGATTAACACCTATTGGAGTCGAAAATAGTAAGATGAGACAATTTGTCGCT